TGTGGAGGCTTTCAATGAAGCATAGGGGTATGCCAGAGGGGGCTACACACTATTGTGATGGTGGGCCATGGGGCAAGGCACGCTACTTAAAAGATATGGGTGATCATTGGAGTTTCTTTGCAGATGGTAGTTGGCGCACTAGTCTTAGGAGTTACCCATTTACCAACTGGAGCCTTGAGTTGTTGAGCCTAGAAACACTAATGGATAATTTCCTAGCTAAGGAGAAGGCTAATGCCTGAGTTAGTAGCCGTGTATGGCAGCTTACGTAAGGGACTAGGTAATCACCGTGTCCTAGGTGATAGTGAATGTGTGGGTAAGGGCTTGGTAACAGGCTTTGGTATGTATTCATTAGGGGGCTACCCAGCCCTCACCACCCTAGCTGAACGCACTGATGTAGTGGTTGAGGTGTATGAAGCTGATGAAGACACTATGGTGCGCCTTGATAGGTTGGAGGGCTACCCCACATTCTATGACAGGAAGAAGGTGGCTGTACACTTAGATGCTGGGGAGGCTGGTGTAGAGGCTTACACTACAGCTTGGATATACTATATTGATAATACCTTTGATGAGCGTAGGTTTGTTGAGGGTGGGGATTGGGTGGAATATTATGGATAGTGTACCATTAGGTGCTACACATAGGGGTAATGTGACTGGCACGTATTACAAGTTAGTAGAGGGTAAGCCGTACCCGTACAAGTGGTGCTCAGGAAGTTGGGTACAGTGCTATGCAATTGGACTGAGGAGTGGTAGTGCTATTAAGCCTAAGGGGGCTATTAATGGCTACTACGAACTTTCCTTAGAGACCATAATGGACTCATTCTTGGAGAATAATAAATGAAATGGCTACTACTCTTACTGTCTGTAACAACACTATATTCTAATGCCAGTCAATGCTATAAGCTTGACAAGGGTCAACAAGATGTACTGGTAGAGGCATACGAGAAGGGAAGAGACCATGACCTAGGCTATACCATGATGGCTATAGCTTGGGAGGAATCCTCTGCTGGTAAGTATAGGGTTAATATACAGTCACATGACTTTGGGGTGATGCAGAATAGTCTTAAGACTGCTGCTGCCCGAACAAATACTAAAGGTTATTACGGTAAGATGAGGCTCATAGAAGACCTTATCAAGGATGACAACCTCAGTATGAGCCTGTCCTTAGAGGAACTCTTATACTGGAAGAAACAAACAGGCACTTGGCGCAATATGGTGAGTGCCTATAACAATGGTTGGCGTTACAATAAAGGTAATGTCTACTTGACTAAAATCATTACACATGTTAAGATGTTTCAGAAATGCCTAGGAGGCCTTGTGGATAAGCTTGAATACTTAAATAAATTGCATGAGCAATACCCTATGCCTGTAGGGGCTACACATTTTAGTCATGCAGAAAGGGTTGGTAATATAATACTCTACACTGATTGGAGGAATGAAAAGGGCTACTATGGCAGGGATGGTAGGTTAATAGGTTTTCATAAGCCACTAACTGTGTCCACTAAACCCATCCCAATTGAATGGCTAATGGACAAATACTTGGAGGAACATAATGATATTGCTTAGAGCACTACTAGCGTTTGCCTGTATCATATTATTGTGTAACATATTAGGGGGAAGTTATGGATTATAAGGAAATACCTAGGGGTTGTACTCATTACAAACAGTACGATGAGTGCACCACTCTCTACTACAAACTCAAGTTTGGCACGCAATGGGATTTTTACGCGCACGGTGAATGGCAAGGTGGTACAAATAGGCATGCACATGAACTAACCCCAATACCTAATGACATCCTTATGGATAGTTTCCTCTACCATGAACGTAAAGACAAGTGGAAGCTTATACGTAGTGTTATGGGTAGTGTATGCCTAGGATTATTCATTGGTAGTGTGCTGTTAGCAGCAACAGCTTTACTATTCACATCTGTCATGGGTGTGGTTGGGTAATGGGATGCTGAATACCATAATTTTTGCTAGAAAATATTTCGGAGAATCTAATGCGTAGAATTCCAGATGGTGCGGAGTGGGAGGGTGTACATAGTGGTGAGACAATCTTCTTTAAGAAGGTTGTAGATTGGCATTACAATAGGGGTGATAGATGGAGTTACCTATGCAGGGACGGCCATTTTAACCCACAGGTATTCTCTGCTAAGAAGATAGCCCTTGAAGAAATAATGGAGGACTTTGTAAACAATGAGTAATTGTATAGCTAAGCTTCCACACTCCTGTGGTAGTAGGAAGGGCTTACAAGTGTTCGAGAAGGATGATGGCAGTGTAGATGGCTATTGTTATTCTTGTGAGACATTTGTTAAGAACCCTTATGGTGAACCAAGGCGTGTAGAAGACATACCAGCTAAGGAACGCCTAGGTAAGACCAAGGAAGAAGTGGCTGAAGAGATAGAGGATATTCACACCCTCCCAGTCATGGACTTAAAGGACAGACGCTTAAGGAAGGAAGTACTAGACTACTACGGAATTAAGGTGGGTCTTAGTGAGAAGGATGGTAAGACACCACGTATGGCGTTCTTTCCATATTATGATGGCACCAACTTCATGGCATACAAATGTAAGCTATTTGAAGGGAAGAGGTTCTGGTCTATTGGGGATCAGAGTGATGTGGACTTGTTTGGGTGGCAACAGGCTATAGAGTCGGGAGCTAAACGCCTAATCATAGTTGAGGGGGAGTTCGATGCTGTAGCATTGAAGCGCATCATAGACTTATACACCGAGGCTAAGTATGAAGATCATAAGCCTGCTGTATGTAGTCTACCTCATGGCGCTGGTACTGCTGGTAAGGACTTAGCTAGGCTAGCTAAGAAGATACGTAAGCATTTCCGTCAGTTCACCTTCTGCTATGATGATGATGAAGCAGGCCACAAGGCTCTAGAATCGTCTATGAAGGTGTTTCCAGAGGCTACCGTAGCTACCCTACCACTTAAGGATGCTAACGACTGTCTGAAGGCTCCTGTTAAGACACAGAAGGCTGCTTACCAAGCTGTCTACTGGAACCATGAGAAGTCTAAGAACACTAGGTTAGTGAGCTTAGACAGTATATGGGATGAGTGTAAGGAGAAGCCTGAGTATGGTGTATCATGGCCTTGGGAGGAAACTACTAGGCTGACACGTGGTATACGTACTGGTGAAACTATTTACATTGGTGCAGCACAGAAGATGGGTAAGAGTGAGGTGGTAAATGCGTTAGCAGCACACCTAGTGCTAGAGCATGAGTGGCCAATACTCTTAGCTAAGCCTGAAGAGGCTAATAAGAAGACTGGTAAGCTACTGGCAGGTAAGGTGGCTAAGGCTAAGTTCCATGACCCATCTGTTGAATTTGATGAGGAGGCATTTGAGAAAGCTGGTGAGAAAATCTTGGGCGACAAGGTGTTTATGCTTGACTTATACCAACACGCCGACTACGAAACATTCAAAGCCGATTGCGTGGAGGCAGCAGGACTTGGTGTCAAAGCCATCTTCCTCGACCCAATCACCAACCTTACCAACGGGATGAACTCTGGTGACGCTAATAGTAAGTTGCAAGAGATAGCACAGGACTTAGCTGCTATGGCTAAGGACTTAGATGTTGTCATCTTCATCTTCTGTCACTTACGTAACCCTGAGGGTGGCTTAGGCCATGATAGGGGTGGGAAGGTATTGACCGGACAGTTTGCTGGCTCTAGGGCTATGGGACGTTCATGTAACTACATGTTTGGCTTGGAGGGGAATAAAGACCCTGACTTGTCAGACGAAGAACGTAATACAAGGAAGCTTGTGTTGCTTGATGATAGGGAATTTGGTGAGGTTGGTGAGACCTGCCTTTATTGGAACCCAACTACAACATGTTTTGCGGAGATGTAATGGAAGAGCGTAACAGTATTATTGAGAAGGCATACATTGAGCATCAGGATATGCTATACAAGTCAGCCTATTCACGAATGCGTAATGAGATGGATGCTGAAGACGCATTACAAGACACTTTCGAGTTAGGTCTTAAGTATTTCCACACTTATGATGAGAACAAAGGGGCTATACAGACGTGGCTTAACAACATCCTACACAACCGTTGCAGTCGTATCTTAACCATTGAGCGTAACAAGGGTATGTCCTTAGAGCTTGATGAGGATTTGTTAGACGGGGAGGAGATGAATGCTGACAATGAACTCATTATGAAGCGCCTACGTACTGAGATTGATAAGGAGAAGAACCCTAACACTAGGTCTATCCTCTACTTATTCTTTGTGGACAGAGCACAGAGTCGAGAGATTGCTGATGTTGTTAACGTAGCTCAACGACATGTAAGCAATGTTGTACGTTTATTCAAGTTAGCTATGAAGGAGAAATATGCAATTTGATACCAGTAGTATTTGATATTGAGGCCAATGGCCTTACTCCAGATAAGATACATTGTCTAAGTGCTAAGAGTTCTAAGGGACTGAGGTCAACTTCTAAGTATGCAAACATGGAAGTGTTCTTCTCAGACCCTAAGAAGGTGTTCATTGGACACAACATACAGCGCTATGACATACCAGTTGTTGAAGACATACTAGGTGTGAAGGTAGAGGGTAAGCTAGTAGATACATTAGCGCTTAGCTGGTACCTATTCCCTAACCGTATTCAGCATGGGTTAGCATCATGGGGAGAAGACTTTGGCATACCCAAGCCAGAGGTAGAGGATTGGGACGGACTAACCACAGAGGAATATATACACCGCTGTGAGGAAGACGTTAAGATCAACTACAAACTATGGGACAAGTGTTGGAAATACCTACTCAGGTTGTATGGTAGTGAGGAAGAAGCTTGGAGGTTGATTGACTACCTAACCTTCAAGATGGATTGTGCTAGGGAGCAAGAGAGACTTGGATGGAAGCTTGATGTTGATAAATGTCGAGAAGCCTTTGAACGTCTGTCTAACTTAAAGGAAGTGAAAGTAGACGAGCTTAGGGAAGCAATGCCTAAGGTGTCTATTAAGAAATCTAAAAGCAATCCAAAGAAGCCCTTCAAGAAGGATGGTACTACATCTGCCACTGGAAAGGCTTGGTTCTCATTACTCGGTGAGCAAGGACTACCTATTGATTATGAAGGTGAGGTTGAATATGTAGATGGTTATAAGGAACCTAATCCCGGCAGTGTACAGCAGGTTAAGAGCTGGCTTATAGGGCATGATTGGATTCCTCAGACGTTTAAATATAAGCGTGACAAAGAGACTAATGAGTTTACAGCAATACCTCAGATTAACTTAGAGCATGGCAAGGGCATATGTCCTAGCATCAAGAAGCTCTATGTTAAGGAGCCAGCTTTAGAGTTGCTTGATGGATTGTCTGTACTGACGCACAGAATATCAATCCTCAAGGGCTTCTTAGAAGCTGTTGACGAGGAGGGATATGTCAAGGCTCAAATACAAGGACTCACGAACACTCTTAGGTTTAAGCACAAGGTGGTTGTTAACCTACCCGGTGTTGATAAGCCCTACGGTTCTGATATTAGGGGCTGTCTATCTTCTCCTGAAGGCTACGAACTAGTAGGTAGTGACATGTCTTCATTGGAAGACCGCACTAAACAACACTACATGTGGGACTACGACCCTGATTATGTTACAGAGATGAACACAGAAGGGTTCGATCCTCACCTTGATATTGGTGTGTTAGCTGGAATGATGTCTCAGACTCAGGCTGATGCGTACAAAGCTGGGGATCATAGTATGTCTAGTGTAAGGCATGGTGCTAAGCAAGTGAACTACTCTTGTACTTATGGCATCACTCCTAACGGATTAGAGCGTAATACTGGTATGCCACTAGTGGAATGCACTAAGCTTCACACAACCTATTGGAAACGTAACTGGGCTATACAAGCTATAGCTGATAGTTGCAGAGTTAAGACTGTAGGAGGTCAGAAGTGGTTATACAACTCAGTAAGTAAAATGTGGTATACGTTACGTACTGAGAAAGATAGATTCTCTACCTTGAACCAAGGCACTGGTGTGTTTTGTTTTGATACTTGGGTTAAGTACTTGAGACAAAAGGGTCTACCAATCTGTGCACAAATGCACGATGAGGTCTGTGCAGCCATAAGGTTAGGGCAGCGTGAGCGTGCCAAAGGTGCGCTGGAGTGGGCTATACGTAAAACTAATGAGGAGTTGAAGTTGAATAGAGAGTTGGGGGTATCGGTAGATTTTGGAGAATCTTACGCAGAAGTGCATTGACCCCGGTTTATGCAGAAAGGTTCAAGAAGTTTAAGGAATACTACTTAAGCAATGAACTTACAGATAGCCAAGGCACTGTGGCAAAGGATTGGGGTGTTACTCAATCTTGTATCAGTGTTTGGATTAAGAAAATTAAAGAGGAAATATAACATGGCGTTAAACGGAAAGAAAGTAGCATTTGGTGGTGGTAATAAAGGCCCACAACAGGCAGCTATTGAGGGTGGTACATACCCAGCACGAGTAGTGCAAGTGTTGGACTTAGGCTTACAGCCTCAACGTCCTTACCAAGGTGAAGAGAAACCACCAGCACATGAGATTATGATTACGTATGAATTCTTAGATGAGTTCTGCTTAGATGATGATGGTAATGAGTTGGAAGATAAGCCTCGTTGGTTGTCTGAGACTATGCCATTACGTAGTCTACAGTCAGACTTAGCTAAGTCTACTAAGCGTTACAATGCTTTAGACCCTAACGATGACTTAGATGGTGACTTCCTAGGCTTGGTCAACATCCCTTGCATGGTTACGATTACAGCCACACCTGATAAGAAGGGTAAGAAGGATGATAACGGTAACACCAAGGTGTATAACAACATCTCTGTAGTGTCTACCATGCGTCCTAAGGAAGCTGCTAAGGCTCCTGAATTAGTCAACCCATCTAAGACCTTTGAGTTAGAGGAGCCTGATGTAGAAGTATTGGGTAGTCTACCGCCTTGGTTACAAGACAAGATTAAGGACAACCTAGAGTTTGCTGGATCGAACTTAGAGGCTGCCTTGAATGGCGGTAAGGTTGAGAAGCCTAAGGAAGAACCTAAGACTGAAGAAGCTGAGGATGATGGCGAATGGTAGGCCCTCGCATTGGTAAGATTAAATTAATTAATAAGGATAAGTAATGACAGCTAAAGTAATTGAAGTAGGGCAGTTCTGCCGAGTAATGGACAGCACATACGTTGAGCATGGCATCAAGAAGGATGATGTCATCTATGTAGCTGGAGATAGTGTTGTATCAGTAGATGAGAAAGACCCGTATGCTTTACGGCGCTTATTCATTGGTGCTTGGATGGACGGTGATCACATTGATGTGAACAGGGGTGGATTCACTATTGATGGTACTCGTCTTAAGGCATGTACCAAAGGTAAGCAAGCACGCTTAGACGCTATCAAGGATGGTGACTTCAGTGAAGAGGAAGCATCTGAAGAGGTAGTTGAGGCGTGATACCACGTATAGACTGTGACATTATCCTCTATGAGGTGGCTAGTTGTGGTCAATACAAGGATGATGATGGTGAGTTAGTAGCTAGGGACTTTGATAGAGTTGCTGAGTTAGCTGACAACCTCATCTTCCACATAGGGGAGGCTGTCATGGCTGATAGCCCTCCTGTGTTATACGTCACAGCTAAGGAGTCTCAGATAGCTATTCTTAATAGGCGCAATAAGTTCACGGGAGATGTAATTGAATACATTCCTAACTTCCGTGACGCTGTTGCAACTACTAAGCCTTACAAGGGAACTAGGCAGAAGGATAAGCCTATCCACTTTAACAACCTGTTCACATATCTGTATGAGAATTATGATATGCGTATAGCTAATGGTATTGAAGCCGATGACTTAATGTCTATTGATCAGATGAAAGACCTAGAGAATAGTGTCATCTGTAGTAGAGATAAGGATTTGCGTATCACCAAGGGCTGGCATTATGGTTGGGCATGTGGTAAGCAACCTGAGTTTGAAATGCAATATGTAGATGACCTAGGTTGGATAAGCCACAACAAAGCTAAGAAGAAGATAGAAGGTGTTGGTATGAAGTTCTTCTATTCCCAAATGATAACAGGGGATGTGACAGACAACATACCGGGGTGCAAGGGAGCAGGGCCTGCTAAGGCACAGGAGCTTCTAGAAGGGGCTACAAGCGTAGATGAGTGTAAAGCTATAGTAGTAGACCTATACAAGGAGAAACACCCTGAGAACGCCAGAGAGTTCTTTACAGAGCAAGCACAGCTGTTGTGGATGCTAAGGGAGAACAATACTAAACCGGGAGGTTGGAATGTATAAGAACCTACCAACATTAGATGATGTTAAATACATGTCTAGTACTACTGACTTAAAGAACTCTTTACGTTGGTGCATAAGACAAATAGAATATTTGGATAGTAAAGCTATGGAAGATAAGCCTAAGCCAAGGCCAAAGATGGAGGTGGATTACACAGCTTTTGGTAAGACTAAATCTGTGAGAGTGTCAAGCCTACACAATATGGAGGATGGTGAAGTTCCTGACGAAGTGTTATGGGTGGATAGGGGAGAGGATTGGTATGCCCTTCAAAGTCCACAACTCAAGGACAAGAAAGTAGCAGTGATTGAAGGGAGGGATTGGAGGAATGCCGAGACCATCGGGTGAGAAGACTAGGTGCTCTGGTCAATGGACGGAGGCACGCTATAAGTCCTTCGTTAAGAGCTTACTAAGGCAAGGCACACGTAAGTGGGGGCCTATTCAGGAAGTAACCAAGGCAGCTAGGGTGGCTCGTGGTGAGTACCTATGTGCTGGATGTAAGGAAGTGGTAACTAAGACAACGCTAGACCCAGAGACTCGAAAGAGAGTGAATAATGTCCACGTAGATCACATTGAACCTGTGGTACCTGTGACGGGCTGGGAGAGTTGGGATAGTTGCATAGAGAATATGTTCTGTGAAAAGGACAATCTGCAAGTGCTATGCTCCAAATGTCATAAAGAAGTGACAGCTGCGGAGAACGCACAACGTAAGTATTATAGAGATTTGGAGAAGAAGAAAGATGAATAATTATAAAGGTTATAGTTTGTTTAATGATGTTGAAAACAAGAAGCTTCAAGCTTACAATCGTGTTGTTACTATGTTTAACGTTATTTGCGACGTCTCAGCTAAGATGAGTAGTAAGAGTAAAGGTGAGGTAGAAGGAACTACCTATGCTGATCACTTCACTGACAGTGAGAAGTTAGCTATGAAAGAGATGGCTAAGATTGTACAGGAGCAAGGCCCACAAGCAGCGAGGGCTACGTTCAATGCCTAGTGCCTTAGATACCCAGACTGGGGGAGGACACTATAAGGACTTCCCAATTCAACCTATCGAGTTTACATGTAAGAACAACTTAGACTTTCTTCAAGGTAACGTCATCAAGTATGTATGTAGGCACAAGGCTAAGAATGGTGTGGAGGATATTGATAAGGCCATCCACTACCTACAACTAATCAAGGAGATGCAATATGGGTCGTAGAAAACACCATCCAAATGATAGGGTATTAATCATCAGTGATATGCACATCCCCTACCAACATCCAGATACACTAGCGTTCCTTAAACACTTACAGAAGAAGTATAGTCCAACCCGTATCATCTGTATGGGGGATGAGTTAGACAAGCACGCTATGAGTTTCCATGACTCTGACCCTGACCTATCTAGTGCGGGGGATGAGCTTGAGAAGTCATTACCTGTCATACGTAAGCTTAAGAAGATGTTCCCTGTTATGGATGTACTAGAGTCTAACCATGGCTCTATGCTATTCCGTAAGGCTAAAGCTAAGGGTATTCCTAGGGCCTACTTAAAGCAATACAATGATGTGCTTGAGGTGGATGAGGATTGGGTATGGCATGAAGACTTAACCATTGAACTACCTAATGGACAGTCTTGCTACTTCCACCATGGTAAGAGTAACAATGTATTGCGTGTCTCCCAACAGATGGGCATGTGTGCCGTTCAGGGCCACTATCACGAAGTGTTTAAGGCAGACTACTGGGGCAACCCTACTGGCCTATACTGGGGCTTACAGACAGGCTGCTTGATTGATGATAGTAGCTATGCCTTTGCATACAACAATGTAAATATTAAACGACCTCTGATTGGTACGGCCCTTATCATTGATAGCCTGCCCGTGTTAGAGCCTATGGTATTGAATGAGGAAGGACGATGGGTTGGTTCGTAGCATTATTGATGTGCTTGGTAGCCTTAGCTTGGTACTTACGGGAAGTTGAGAGAGATGAGTAGGATAGATATTATAGGACAGAATGGTGCGACAGGAGATCATTATTTGACGCAGATACAAACACCTAAGAAGAGCTATACATTTGACTACCCTGAGGCGTTGGCTTATGCCGATGCCCAGAGTAGTATCTTTTGGACAGCAGATGAGATAAACGTAGAGAAGGACATTCAAGACATCCGTGTCAACATGTCAGAGGCAGAGGCCCATGGTGTTATCACCACCCTCCGCCTGTTCACTCTATATGAATTAGTAGCTGGTAGAGACTATTGGCTCAACCGTGTGATGAAACGATTCCCACGTCCTGATGTAGAACGTATGGCTAGTACCTTCGGTTTCTTTGAACTGAATGTACATGCACCCTTCTACAATAAGATAAATGAAGCTCTGATGTTAAACACAGATGAGTTCTACATGTCCTATGCAGAAGACCCAATGCTTAGTGAGCGTATGGACTTTGTAGAAGGTATTGTAACACAGGACGATGATCTATTAAGCTTAGGCGCATTCTCTATGATTGAGGGCGCTGTACTATACAGTAGTTTTGCTTTCCTAAAGCACTTCCAGTCTCAAGGGAAGAACAAGCTTATGAATGTAGTGAGGGGTATTAACTTCTCTGTGAGGGATGAGAACTTACACTGTGAGGGTGGAGCATGGCTGTATGGACGTCTAAAGGCCGAGAAGGTAGAGGCTGGTACATTCACCCTACGGGATGAGGAAATCCTCTCACAGAGGCTTACAGAAGCTGCGGAGGCTATTGCAGAGCATGAGTTCCGTATAGTTGATATGATCTTTGAGAAGGGTGAGATGGAAGGTATTACAGCAGAGCAAATGAAATGCTTTGTTAAGCACCGAGTTAACCTATGCTTAGAACGTCTAGGCCTAGACCCTGTCTTTGTAGTTCATAATAATGTTATAGCTAATTGGTTCTATGACAACATCAACGCACCACAGCTACATGACTTCTTCACAGGGGTGGGTAATAGCTATAATAGGAATTGGGAAGAAGGGGGTTTTAGGTGGTGATAGTATGAAGCAGGTTATACACGTAAATCAGCATAATATAAAAGCTAACGCAAAGGGTGGGTCACTACCTGTCCTCACTGTGAAAACTTACAAAGACAATCAGAAGGGTAATGAAGCTATTTTAAAAGATACTAATGGTAAGGTTGTAGGTAAGTTTATTTATAGCCCAGATAGGCCACTACCATGTGGTGCCAAGGTATGGTTTGAAGTTGACACCAGTTTGGTGAGTGTGGAGGTACTATGAGTTTATACGACAAGCTATCCGCTGAGCGGAAACAATTACAACACGATGGTGAACTACCTGAGTGGTTCACAACACCTAGCTGGCAGCTATTCAAGGACAAATATCTCCATGAGGCAACTGGTATCAAAGGGACTTACGAAAGGATTGCTAAGACGGCAGCTCGTCATACGGACGATCCTGATGCTTGGGCTAGTAGGTTTTATGACGTTATGTGGAACGGGTGGTTGGCTCTTTCAACTCCTGTCCTCAGTAACATGGGCACCAATAAGGGTACTCCTGTAAGTTGTTCAGGACAATACGTAGAGGATAGTATAGATGGATTTTACAAAGCCTATCACACTACCGCCATGCTTACAAAGAATGGCTTTGGTACTAGTGGTTATCTTGGGGACATTCGTCCCCGTGGCTCTCTTATATCAAGCGGTGGTAAATCATCCGGCGTCCTCCCAATCATCAAGCACTTCGTACAAGACATGCGTGACGTTGCACAAGGCACGTCTCGAAGGGGTGCGTGGGCGGGATATTTGCCCATCGACCATGGTGACTTCTTTGAGGTAGTAGATTATGTTGAGAACTATCCTGACGACCTTAACATTGGTTGGAATATTAGTAATGACTATATTAGCCGACTGCAGGCAGGAGATGAGGACGCACTCAGTCGTTACCAGCGTGCCCTAAAGGTTAAGGCTGTAACAGGTAAAGGCTACTTCAACTTCATTGATAAGATGAATGCTGCTAACCCTGCACCATATATATCTAATGGGTTAGAGGTTAAGGCTTCTAACCTATGTACTGAGATTGCATTGTTCAGTGATCAAGAACATACATACACTTGTGTATTAAGCTCTATGAACTTAACCAAGTATGATGAGTGGAAGGATACAGACGCTGTATTCGTATCTACAGTGTTCTTAGACTGTGTAGCCTCTGAGTTCATTGAGATGGGAAGTAAGATAAGTGGGATGGAATCTGCTGTACGTTTCACTGAGAAGGGGAGGGCTTTAGGTTTAGGTGCCTTAGGCTTCCACACATACCTACAACAGAAGGGTCTAGCCTTTGAGTCATTTGATGCACATATGGTTAACCGCCATATATTTAAATCTATTTCCGAAGAAGCACATAGAGCATCTGTTTGGATGGCTGAAGTTCTTGGTGAGCCGGAGTGGTGTAGAGGTCATGGGGTACGGAATACTCACACTATGGCTATCGCTCCAAATACTTCTAGTGCTCTTATTTGCGGAGGGGTTTCGCAGGGCATTGAACCTATTGTGGCCAACGTCTACAACCAACTCACATCTGCTGGTGAAATTGCGAGGAACAATCCTGTCTTCATGGACTTTGCTAAAGAAAAAGGTAGGTGGGATGAAGCGCTAGTAAAAGACATCATTGAGAATGATGGTAGTGTACAACATCTAGATTGGTTATCTGAGGAAGAGAAGCTTGTCTTCCGTACCGCCTATGAGGTGGATCAGAAAGCTATCATTAGGTTAGCTGCTGCTAGGCAGGAGTATATAGATCAGGCTCAGAGTATTAACTTATTCTTTGATGCTGATGAGGATGAGGCTTATATCAGTGAGGTGCATAAGGAAGCTTTCCTTAACCCTAACATTAAGTCTCTATATTATATGAGAACTAAAGCTGGTGTTAACGCTAGTAAGGAATGTGTTGCTTGTGAAGGATGATTTTAAGGATTACGAGAGTAGGCCTATAGTACGTAGTGCATATCAAATATGTGAACATACAGACTACGTAAATAACGTAGATTCAGATACTTGGACTTTATACCTAGGAAGGCAGAAGTTTGACTTCTCCGTACCCCAAGATGTAGTGCCTACCATAGGTGATTGGGTGGTGTACCTTAGCTCTGATGATATTTACTATTGTAGTGATGAAGTATTTAGAGAGAGGAATATTGTAGATGAAAGTAGTAGTTGAGGAGAGGGATAATGGTTATGATGTTATCATAGGTGAGGATGTATTTCACATCAGTAAAGTGATGGTAGAGGAGACCTCTATGCGTATGTTAATTGGTATGGTAGTTAATAGGACTATTACTACTATAGCTGTCTCTTATACACATCTCCGAGCCCACGAGACGTAGAG